AAGCCGCATCAGCGTCGACACCTATTCGACCATTCCCAACAAGAACGCCCAAGGGCGACCCATTCAGGTGTGGATTAACCGTCAGTCCGGGGCCACGACGCCTACAGGGGTGGCCAACCCCACCATCAACGTCTGGCCGTCGCCGGAACAGAGCAACTTCTACACCTTCGTCTACTGGCGGCTGCGCCGCATCCAAGACGCGGGTAACGGCGACAACACGCAGGATATCCCGTTCCGCTTCCTGCCCTGCATGGTGGCGGGGCTGGCCTACCATCTCTCCATGAAAATCCCGGAGGCACTGTCCCGCGCGCAGATGCTCAAGGGTGTGTACGAGGAGCTTTGGCAGCAGGCTGCGGACGAAGACCGGGAGAAGGCTTCGCTTCGTATAGCCCCCCGTGTGGCCCTCTATTGAGGTCGCGGCATGCCCAGTAAGTTTGCATCTGGCAAAAAGGCCATATCGGAGTGCGACCGCTGCGGTCAGCGCTACCCCTTGCGCAAACTTCGGGCGCTGACGATCAAGACGAAGCTGACCAACATCCTCTGCTGCCCCACGTGCTGGGACCAAGACCATCCGCAGCTGCAGCTGGGTCTGTATCCGGTCAACGACCCGCAGGCACTGCGCAACCCAAGACCCGACAACTCGTACGAACAAAGCGGGCTGAACATCAACGGGACGCCGTCAGGCGGAAGCCGGGACATCTACTGGGGGTGGGCTCCTGTGGGCCTGCTTACGGGGGACTCCAGCCAACTAAACGCACTGGGTGTAACTCAGGTGCAGAATACGCTAGAAGCATCGGGCCAAGTCGGCACGGTTGTTGTAACTACGACCTAGGAGGGTCCTGATATGAACAAGAAGCCAATCAACGTCCCGGTGCCGAATACCAGCGGCTACCCCAACAACGTGCCTAATACCCAGACCATGCGTATCCGTGGCACCAAGCTCGCCACCAAAGGCACTAACTTCAACCCGAAGTGCTGCTAAGGTCTAGCGCATGAACTACGCCACTCTGTCTTCGACAATCCAAGCGTACGTAGAAAACGACTTCCCGGCCAGTGTTGGTAGCGGGTCGCTGACGTCTGCGCAGCAGATCGCTACGTTTGTCACGCAGGCAGAGCAGCGCATCTACAACACCGTGCAGATTTTGGCGGAGCGCAAGGTCACGAACCTTGTCACGGTCAACGGCACTTCCACGGTCGCGGCTCCGGCAGACTGGCTGTCCACCTACTCTTTCGCGGTGCTTAACCCTGCTACCACCTACGCGTTCCTCCTGAACAAGGATGTGGAGTTTATCCGGGAAGCCTATCCGGACCCCACCGTCGCGGGCACGCCGAAATACTACGCGCTGTTGGATGACACGTTCCTGCTTGGGCCTACCCCTAACGCCGTCTACACGCTAAGCCTCAACTACATGGCCTACCCCACCAGCATCACCACCGCGAACACCTCGTGGCTGGGTGACAACTTTGACTCCGTGCTTTTGTACGGGGCTTTGCTGGAAGCCTACACCTTTATGAAAGGCGAACCCGACGTCATCGCCGGGTACCAGAAGCGCTACGACGAGGCCATGGTACAGCTGAAGCAGCTGGCAGAGGGCAAGAACCGGCAAGACACCTACAGGACCCTGCAGGTCCGATACCCCGTCAAATAGCGAGGCCGCATGCCTGTTTCCCAGACCCTGTGTACGAGCTTCAAGGGCGAGGTTCTTCTCGGCGTGCACGACTTCCGGGCAAGCACCGGGGACACGTTCAAACTGGCTCTGTATACCTCCGCCGCAAACATCGGCCCCGACACCACGGCCTACAGCACGACCAACGAGGTTGTCGGCACGGGCTACACGGCTGGAGGCGTTACGCTAACCAAGCTGGGCGTCCAAACCAGCGACATCCAGTATGGCTCAAGTCTGGGTGTTGGTTTCACGTCTTTCATGACCGTAGCGCTGCCCGCTTCCTCTATCACCGCCGCTGCAGCCCTGATCTACAACACGACGCCTTCGGCGAACGGCATCGCTGGCACGCCGCTAACCAACCCTGCTGTGTGCGTGCTCGACTTCGGGGGCGACAAAACGACTGCGGGGACCACGTTCACCATTACCTTCCCAACAGCGGCGGGTAACTCGGCCATCATAAGGGTGGCGTGATGCTCAGATTTCTGCAGCCTTACCTGCTGTACGTCGCTGGCGCTGCCGTGTTGGCCGCTGCCTTTGGTGGTTGGACCGCGCGCGACTGGCAGTGCAAAGCCCGGGAAGCTGAAGTCATGCGCCGCGTGGCCGACGAAAAAGACCGCATGCAGGAGACCATCAATGCCCAGTCAGCCGCGTATGAAGAAGCAAAAGCTGCAGCCGCTGTCGTCTCTGTTCAGCGGACCCACACGATCAGGGAAGTGTTCCGCGATGTTCCGGTTGATGCTAGCTGTGCTCCTCCTGCCTCTGTTGACGGCCTGCTCTTGGATGCCGTGGAGGACGCCAACCGTACAGTTTCCGGCTCCCCCCGCTAACCTAGCGGCCCCGTGTCCGCCGCTGACACTACCGCCTACCCCGCTTCTGGACCCCGAGAGGGCTGTATGGGAAGCCGACATGATCGCCAAATACGGCGACTGCGGAGCCCGACATGTCAACACTATCGAGGCTTGGAAGAGGGCTGCTAACCGCAGTAATCAGTGATATACACGACTAAACGCGTATGCTTCTAACAGGAACCGCAGATGGCTAGCACGTACAGCCCCCTTAAAATCGAGCTTATGGCTACGGGGGAGAAAAACAACACGTGGGGTGCTATTACCAACACCAACCTTGGTACGGCCCTTGAGGAAGCCATCACTGGCACCGCAGATGTTACTTTTGCCAGTGGCAACGTAACCATCAGCTTGACGGACACCAATGCGTCCCAGACCGCGCGGAACCTGCGCCTTAACCTGATCGGCACCACTGCCGGTGCTCGGGACCTCATCGTCCCGGCCATCGAAAAACTCTACTTCATCAACAACACCTGCGCCGACACCATCACGGTGAAGAACACCACGGGCACCGGCATCGCCGTCCCGGCGGGTAAAACCATGGTGGTGTTTAACAACGCTACCAACGTGGTGGATGGCGTCACTCACCTGACTTCGCTCACGCTTGCGTCGTCCCTACCTGTGACCTCCGGCGGCACCGGGACCACCACGTCTACCGGCACCGGCTCTGTCGTCCTCAACAACACCCCCACGCTTATCGCTCCTCTGCTGGGCACCCCCACTTCGGGCGTGCTGACTAACGCCACGGGCCTCCCGATCAGCACTGGCGTGTCCGGCCTCGGCGCTAACGTCGCCACTTTCTTGGGCACCCCCAGCTCCTCTAACCTTGCAGCTGCCGTCACGGACGAGACTGGCTCTGGCGCTCTGGTGTTCGCCAACACCCCTACGCTTATCGCCCCTCTGCTGGGCACCCCCACCTCCGGCGTGATGACTAACGTCACTGGTCTGCCGATCAGCACTGGCGTGTCCGGCCTCGGCACGGGCGTAGCCACCTTCTTGGGCACCCCTAGCTCTTCCAACCTTGCGGCTGCCGTCACTGACGAGACGGGCACAGGCTCACTGGTGTTCGCTAACACCCCTACGCTTATTGCCCCCCTGCTGGGCACCCCGACTTCGGGTGTGCTGACTAACGCCACGGGCCTCCCGATCAGCACTGGCGTGTCTGGCCTTGGCGCTGGTGTCGCCACTTTCTTGGGCACTCCTAGCTCCGCTAACCTCGCCGCTGCTGTCACGGACGAGACAGGTTCTGGCGCGCTGGTGTTCGGCACCTCCCCGACCATCACTTCCGCTTCGCTGGTCACTCCGGCACTGGGGACCCCTTCGTCAGGCACGCTGACTAGCTGTACTGGCCTCCCGATCAGCACGGGTGTGTCCGGCCTCGGTACTGGCGTCGCCACTTTCCTCGCTACCCCTAGCTCCGCTAACCTCGCCGCCGCTGTCACGGACGAGACGGGCACTGGTTCACTGGTGTTCGCCACGTCGCCTACGCTGGTCACTCCGGTTCTTGGAACTCCGGCTTCCGCCACTCTGACTAACGCTACCGGCCTGCCGATCAGCACGGGTGTGTCGGGTCTCGGCACTGGCGTCGCTACTTTCCTCGCTACCCCCAGCTCCGCCAACCTCCTAGCTGCCGTTACGGACGAAACGGGCTCGGGTTCGCTGGTGTTCGCTAACACCCCTACGCTGGTTGCTCCGGCGCTGGGCACCCCCTCGTCCGCTACCCTCACTAACGCCACGGGCCTGCCTATCAACACGGGTGTGTCGGGTCTCGGTACAGGTGTCGCTACCTTCCTTGGCACCCCTAGCTCCGCCAACCTCCTCGCGGCGGTCACGGACGAGACGGGCACTGGCTCGCTGGTGTTCGCCACGTCGCCTACGTTGGTCACTCCGGTTCTGGGCACCCCCTCTTCGGGGACGCTGACTAGCTGTACCGGTCTGCCTCTAACCACGGGTGTCACTGGTACCCTGCCTGTCGGCAACGGCGGCACTGGCGCTACCACGCTTGCCTCTAACGGAGTTATATACGGCAACGGAACTGGCGCTGTTGGGGTCACAGCTGTCGGCGCAATCGGAGAAGTTCTGATCGGCACCGGCGGTGCCCCTTCGTGGGGCGCGCCACCCGCCGCTGGTGTCACTTCCATCAGCTTTGGGTCTACGGGCCTTACTCCGAACACCGCTACTGGCGGCGTCATCACTGTCGCTGGGACACTGGCTGTCGCCAACGGCGGCACTGGTATCACGTCGTTTGGCACTGGCGTCGCTACCTTCCTTGGCACCCCTAGCTCCGCCAACCTTCTAGCCGCCGTCACGGACGAGACGGGCACTGGGTCGCTGGTGTTCGCTACTTCCCCGACGCTGGTTACTCCGGCACTGGGGACCCCTTCGTCAGGCACGCTGACTAGCTGTACTGGCCTGCCTATCAGCACGGGCGTGTCTGGCCTTGGCACTGGCGTCGCCACCTTTCTCGCCTCTCAACTCACGGCAACGGCGTCGGCGGCTACTCTGGTAACTACGGCGGTCAACGAGGCGGTAGAAGTCACTATCGCGTCGGCGGCTACTACCGACCTTGCCGGGGCGGCTGGCAACAGCATCCTTATCTCTGGCACAACTACGATCACGGCCCTTGGCACCGCGACCAGTGGCGCTATTCGCCGGGTTCGGTTCTCTGGCATTCTAACGCTAACACACAACGGCACGTCTCTGATCCTACCGACCGCTGCCAACATCACGACGGCGGTGGGCGACACGGCAGAGTTCATGTCGCTGGGTTCTGGCAACTGGGTTTGCACCCGCTACAACCGCGTGAGCGGCACAGCATTGCTGGGTGTAACAACTATTACCTTTGGGTCCACTGGTCTCACTCCTTCTACTGCTTCCAGCGGTGCCGTAACTGTCGCTGGTACGCTGGCTGTCGCC